CACCACTCCGAATACAGCGACCTAGAGCCTTCCACCGGCACCGCCACGACCCGCGCCTGATACACACCGTCCGGCAGCGTCAGTGAGATTTCATCCGTGAACGCGACCCCAGCCGGCCGCCATACCCATTCAGGCCGGGAGCAGACATCCACCTCGAAGTATGCCGGAAGCGGCGGATCGTAGTCCCACACCAGCCGCGCCGTGCCAGCACGGACGACTGCCAATGTGAGCAGAAGCGCGATCAGTGCTTTCATTCCGGGATGATTGGTTGACCGTATCCGACCGCCCTCCCAGCCGTGAGGATTGCCAGCATCTCCGCCGCCGCTTGCAAGTCGCGGGCGTTGTCGACAAGCGCCTGCTCGTCGGCGTCCAGCGGCCGAGTGTGGCGACAGCCGGTGAGCAGCAGGGCAAGCATGATGTATAGCGGCTTCATTCCATATCAAATGTTGAGTAGTTGTCTCACTGACTCTTTCACGGCGTTCGGAGCATCCCTGTACGCATAAATCAGCTCGTCGCGCCCAACGATTGATTGCGCTTCGGTAATCAGATTTTCCATAAACAGATTCACCCGAAGCTCTGCGTATTGACGATCATTAATATCATTTCCGGTAGTGCGTTTATACTGTTTCCGGAGCGCCGCGATTGCGGAATCCTGATTATCAGTGGTCGAATAGTTAATATTCATACGTTGTTGTTTGGTTATTTTACGCGGCTACTGATCATGGCGAAGATGGCGACGGTTGTTTTCATGGCATTCAATTGACGCTCCGGCTTACCTCCAGCCACTTGGTTCCGTTGTGGATCAGCTCCAAAACGTCGTTGGCGGATGAGGTGAAGGCTGCGGACAGGTTTACGGTGTCGGCCGTCGCTGCGGCGGTATCTGTGATGGTGACCAGCGCGTCCTGGAATATCAGCACCAGTCTCATACCGGCGATGCCGCCGGTGATGGTGGCCAGCGTGTTGCCGCCGGCATCTCCTGTAAGGCTCACTACGCTTTGCGTCACGGCCAGCGTTGTTGCTGCCGCGGCGAGGGTCGTCGTTTGGATGCCGGTAGCAAATTTTCCAGATGCGGTGAATGATCCGCCGGCGGTGCCGTCTCCTTTTTGTGCGGTGATCGCTGTGCCGCTGATCCCAAAGCTGGCGGTGCCGCTGCCAGGCGTGAAATCAAAGGCGAGCTTTGTGCAAGCCGCGCCTACATTTGAGCCAAGCGCCTTGAACGTCCCGCTGTTACCGGCCGCGACTCCGTTGGCACCGCATATAATCGCCTGCCCGTCAAGTAGCCCATCCACCTGCATTACTCCACTGGACAACAAATACACCTTCGTTACCCCGTTGATGGAAAAACCGATAGCGTTGGCGCCGTGCCGATAGATGCCAGTACCGCTTCCGTCAGCATCAGCGGAAAACGCGATGGACGGCGCCGCCGCCGTCCCGGCGGAAACCAACAATGGTCCGGTAATAGTTCCGCCAGTGAGCGGGAGAGATGGCGCTGGTGTTATTGTAGGCATCGGAGTAACCGTTTAGGTGAAATTAACAATAACTGATTCAGAGCCTGACGCGCCCAAAACCCACCATTTATCACCGGCGGACACTTCGGACGCATTCAAGCAAAACGAGCCGCCGGCAGCAATCGCAATCCCCTGAACGTCGGTCGTGTTACTGTCTCCCGGCTTGCCGATGGGAATCCCAGAGGAATTGCTCAATCCGTTGCGAATATAAATCACGGTCGTCGCTCTGTTCTGCACTGTGAGCCCTCGGCATCCGTTGGGTATGGTGAAATTCGGCTCGGTCGCTGAGGCTCCCCAGTATACCGTTGCGTTATAGGCGAGCGGACGCTTCAGTTTCAGCGCAGTTCCCGAAAAATACCATTCTGTTGATGGCAACGGGATGGTAACGGACGCGCCCGAGGGAAGAACGGAAACAAAAACGGCTTCAGATATGGAGACCTGCGAGGTCGCATCGGCATCAATTAACGTTTCACCTGCCCGCATTGGCTGCGTGTTTACCAATGCGCCAGTGGCATAATCCCCGGACGAGACGGCGCTAATTGAGATCGAATGGTTTGCGGGATGAGACATGATGTTATTTGGTTATGCCGCGGGTTTCGCCGCAGCCATGAGTTGATGGAGCATGGCCTGAGCGGCCTTCTGTTTGTCGAAACCGTTCTTCCCCTGGTAGTCGTCGCCGCGCTGAATCGTTTCGATTCTCTCCTGGATCCCGCCAGCAATGCCGACAGGGGCGCCAGTGATCAGTTTATCAGGGCCGAGCAGGGCAGGGGCTGCGGCAGCCAGGCGCTTGAGGATGTCGGGCCGGCTGGTGAAAATGTCGTCATCTTCCGGGATCCCGATGGCGGTCGCGAGTGCTTTGGCTTCCGCAGCGCGCCGCTCGAAGTTAGGTCCCCACTCCTTTTTCAGTTCGGCGCGGCCGGCATCGAGCGCCTCACGAGCGCGGGCAACCTCGCGTTCATAGGTGGCCAGCGTGCCCTGCGCCTGCAGCGCCGCGATTTCCTTCACGGCCGCCGGCGAGAGGTGATGCTTGTGCGCGACTTCCGTGAATGCCTTCTCGATGTCGCCGTTCCAGAGCTCCTTCTGGAACCCTTCGGGCATGAGTGATCCGTAGGCGTCCGGAGTCTCTGGGGCGCCGACCAGCTTCCGCCACTCGGCAACTTGCTCCGGCGTGCTCGTCTCGGACGGTGGGGCAGGGCGCTTGCCCACGAGGGCCTTGGTGTCCAGGTAGGCTTTCGCCAGACCGGGCAGGTTGTTGACTGTGCTGAGCGTCGGGTTACCCTTAAAGTCAGGGCCAAGTTTTTCCAGCCAGTCAGACGAGAACTTGCCGGTTTCGTCGGCCCACGTGTAGGGCGACGGAGCGCCGGCCGCGGCGGGAGTAGCTGCCGCAGCCGGCGGCGGTGCGGCGGCGTCCGGTGAAGATCCGGCGTCGGCAGCAGGGGCATCAGGTGCGAGCAGGCTCATACGGCGGCAGCCTCCAGTTGAGTTGACCACCCTTCAGCCTTCTTTTTCCGGGTGCGGGTGATGACGGGCGCAGGTGGGATTTCGAATTCGGCGTCGGTATCTAGCATTTCCGCCGCTTCGGCGATGCACGCGGCAGCCGGATGACCGCTCAGATGGTCGCCCAGCACATTAAGCACATCGACGGGATCAAGGTTCGTGCCAACAGGATCCCCCGGGCGACGAAAGGCGAAAACGAGCGTGGTTGGCGCCGAGAGAATCCGGCCGTCCCTGTCGCGGTGGCCGGTGCAGTGAAGTCGATCGAGGGTATAGAACGCCTCTCCGTGTTTGGTTATGGTTGGCATGGTGTGTTTGGGTTAGAATCTGCGGAGTAACGGCCCGCTTCGATGGCATTAGTGATTTCGAGAATGACGGACGCCTGCCCGTCAATCAGCGTCGCAAGCACGCCGCACGCACGCGGCACCGGGCGCGACGGATCAGGGTCGGCGATGTAACGGAGGAGTTCGGGATTCCGGGGACGGTGCCCGCCAAACTTCGCCGTCAGATCAGCGAGCACCACCCGCCCGTCATCGGACAGGAAAAGCCGGCGATAGGCCGCGGCGAGGGCGTGAGCTTTGGCGTCGGTCTTCATGCGGCGGATTGAAGTTGCTGACCCACCATGGAGTCAGGCTTGATGCCGCCCAGTTTGCCCGCCATATCGGCCGCGGCGGCAGCCTGCGCCATTTGTTCAGCCTGTTGCTGCGCCTCAGCACGGGCACGACGGAGATCCTCCACGCGGATCATAGGAATGATGATGTCCGAGTCCACGCCGGAGCCGATGGCGTAGTTTCTCACCGCCAGATCCACGTCGAAATTGTCCCAAACGGACGGATCCTGTTTACCGGCAGCGATAGCGTTGCAAAGCTCGATCGTCCGCCAGAAGCCGACGGCCGGCAGTGCCCGCAGCGCCAGCGCGATGCGGGACGAATACTGCACTGATGGCGGCGCGATGAACAGGCCGCCCTCCATTTGGATGGCGAGCGACTGAGGGATTCCTTCCGCCGGACCATAGGCACCTTGCATCAGGAGCGTGGAGAACAGCCACTGGAGAAGGGGATTGCTCAACTCCGTCGTCAAGCGGCTGAACGTCGGGGAAAACTGAATCAGCTTTTCGCTGGCCCGTTCGTCCACTTCGCGTGCGGTCATCTGCGCGTTGCGCTGCATTTCCGCGAACATTTGGAAAAGCCCCACGTGGAACGCGTCTTTGATAGCGTTCTGCCGCTCAATCACACGGTCCTTGCCCACGTCATACCGGCCGACCACCGGCATTTCCCGCGGCATTTGGTGCGGCTGAAGGTCGCGGGAAAAATAGGTCACGCCGGCCGCGTTCGGATCAACCTCGCCTTCCAATTCCTCCGGCACGAGCCACGGCGGGAACGCGGTCTTTTCGGCCAGCGCATCCATCATCTTTTGCAGATGGTTCACCTGCCGCGCCTCCGGCAGCGCCGAGAATGCCGGCGCCCATCCGTAGCACCCGCCGGTGCCGGTGCCCCATTCAAGATACCGGGACACCATGACGGGCAATTCCTGATAGCCGTCCTCTTTGCACAGGTGCCTGCTTTCCTTTTCCAGATAGTAGCACGCCCACGGCATCCGCTGCTTCACCGTGCCGGTGCGCTCGGATTCGCGCCGAGGTTGGATGAAATGCAGGAACGTGAATTCTTTGAGCGCCTCACTGCCGCCCTTCTTTAGCACCTTCAGCACCGTGCCCGGCAGATTTTCCGCGCCGAACTTCTCTTCGGCCTGCAGCGCGGTCAGCTTGAACTCCCGAATGACGGTATTCACCTTGCCGTTGTGGTCCTCGCTGATGACAAACGTCCCAAGCCCCCAGCACTGGAATGTCACCGGTTCATTGTCGCCCGGCTCGCAGTAGAGGCACGCCGTGCCGAATCCTGACCGGTCCAAGAAGAATTCATGAACGGCCGTGTAAAAACTCGACCGCGCCAGAGCGTCACGCGTCACCTGCGACGCCTTTGCCAGCCACCGACTGGCGGAGTCATCCTTCAGCGTAGCCGGCGCCGTGTAGGCAAACCACGCGGATTCCTGCGGAGTCATCCACGCAAGGCACCCGTTGGCGTTCGTCTGATGCGCTTGAATGGCCGTCGTATCGAATAGCCGGGACTCGACATCCGTCCCCGGAGAAATGATCGTGGCATTCATTCCGGGATACCGGCGAGGCACGATATAGGTCGCGATGTCCTGCCAGAGTGCATCCCACGGCTGCCGTTTCCGCTTCAACTCGTCGTAGAACTCGACGAGCTTCCGGGGCTGCACCCGCTGGACTGGAGCGGCATCAGTCACAATCCGCCGGCCCCTCCCAAGCCCGACGGGTTCTGCGTCCACTGGATGCCTTTCTTCCCTGCCATGTTCTGCCGGGCCATGCGTTCCGCCGCCGCCTGATCCGCGGCCGTCTGCTGTGCCGGCGGCGGGGTCCGCTGCGGCTGATACGGTTTGATGTTTGGCATCTTCACTTTTGCCTGATCGATAGCCGCCTGCATTTGCTGCCGCTGCAAGTCACGCAGGGCAAGATCCGGCTTCGGCTGCTTTGGTGAGGAAAAGCCCATCGATTTGGTTGCAGGGGCTGGATTTGAACCAGCGATAACAAGGGTATGAACCTTGCGCCTTACCGGGCTTGGCTACCCTGCGATAGAATGGTTAACCGGTGATGGTGATGGAACCAGTAACATCGCAGAACCCATCAGCGAACCACGATGTTCCGTCAGACCAAAGTTCGACGCGATCCCCGGCCAGCGAAGTGTTTGCGACGAAATTAATCTGGTCGCCGGCGACGTTGGAATTTTCATCGCCGCCGCTGGAAGCGAACACCTTTCCAAAGATCGTATCAGCGGTTGCTGACAAGATGATATAAGCAGTTGTCGGAGCAGTCTTGACAATGAACGTGTAACGCAGGCCGATAGCCGCCGTCGGCAATGTGACCGTAAAACCGCCGGCAGTATTCAAGAAATACGTCCCACCACTTTCGGCCGCCGTCATCGTGCGGGCCGCGGTGATAATCAGCGACTGGTTTTCCACGACCCAACTTGTGCCCACACTGGCTTCCGTGCCGCCAATGTTTGCGGTGACACAGGTAATTCGGTCACCAACATTGACCGACTTCCCGGAAGCGCCGCCGATCTTGCCGGCGACGCTTACGGTGAATTGTTGACCGGCAATAGCATCAGCCGGATAGTTTGGATTCCCGCTGCAATCGAGCAGCGACACAAGCGCGGGTTCAGGTGCAAATGACATGCTGATACCGCGGCGGCCGGCTGGTCACCGGCGCGTTAAAGGACAATCCTGCCGCGTGTCGCATTGTGCCCCCTTCCGCCTGTCTGTCAAGTGGCAGACAGGGAGCGCCGTCAGGGATTCAGTGCGTCCCACTTCGCCGCGTCCTGTTGCTGCCTGATTGCTTTCGTTTCCTCGCGATGCTTCCGCAGCGCGGCACGCTCTTCGTCGGTTAGAGTAGCCTCGCGGGCCTTGCGGGCCTCTTTGTCGGCCTCTCGATACGCCTTAGCTTTGCGCTCTTCGGCCTCGCCGGCAGTGGTGACGAGGTTGTCAGCTACCCCCCGCGCCTGACGGAACACATTCGCCATGACATTAAGCCCGGACCACCATCCGCCTCCAGCTACCTGGCCGGCAAAACCAGCACCACGCACTGCCGCCTCCCCTCGCTTCGCCAAAAGGTCAAAGTCATTGTCTTCCGGGAAGTCTTCAGCGAACATGGTCGCAATGGATTCCACGGCGTGCTTTGCCTTGTTGAGTTCCTGGGCAACTGAAGCCTCCCGGGGCTCGAACCCGCCCGCGCCAAACCATGCCGAAATCCACGACGAAGCGGCATCGATAATCGGGCCGAGATACAGCGCGCCAGTCAGCGGACCAAGCGCCATGGAGCGGATAAAATCGGAAACCTTCCAGTCTTCATCTTCGTCATCATCGGAAGAAACATCCTTTATTGCCGAAGCGATGGCCTGCATGATTAGGCCGTTTACAGCCCAGAACACGAACGACTTCCGCGCAAACGCCGGAATATCGCCCGCCTTGAAACTCGCGATGGTCGAAGACAGCATTGCCCGATTCATCGTCTGGAACGCAAACAGCACTTTCGCAGGTTTTGAAGAGTGGTTTTCGTAAAGACTCCTGTCGGCCGCATGATCGGGCTGAGACGTGCGGGAAACCGTCCGCGTCATTTCCTTGAGCGCGTAGGCATGTGCCGCATCGTCCCCCATCTTCAACTCTTTCGCGTCCAGCCAGTGGGAATCGTAGGCAATGGCCGCCGAACGGAGATTGAACAAAGCATCAGCCCACCCCATACGACTCCGGAGCCATGACATAGTTAGATCCAAACCAGTTGTGTTGATCCGCATTCTTCGCAGCCGTCGCGTCCATCGCCGCACCCCAAGGCCGTAGGATGCCTGTAAAATTTCCGGGGCCATATTATGCGCCCGCTGCTTCATGATCGGCATTTGCGCGATCTCTTTCAACGTGGCAGCTGCCTTCCCGGACAACAACCGCCTGGCGCTACGTGCATATTTCCCGAATCCAATTTCCGTAGAAGAGGCTAATGTGTTTACCGCCTGCTTGAGCAAAGGAGCCACCTTGCCAATCAGCGCATTGTCAACCAGCGCCCTCATGAATTCACCATGGAATGCAAGGGCCATGGCGTCACGGACGCCGCCGGCTTCAAGGTCAGACAAACGAAGATTAAGCGCCTTCACACCGTCAGGACCGGCAGCCCCAAGGATAAACGGTGCCGTTTCCGAAGTGGACAGCACCGCCCGCAGGTCGCTGGACGATTCGGCCCATCCGACGAAATGCGAAACCACCCGTTGATTTTGCATGAACGCCGCCAGTGCATTAGCCACGACTGGAGCCGCACTCACATCCGGCCGCCGCCGCTTGGTAAATCCGGCGAAGACTCCCCGGGCCGACAGGCCGCCGCTGCCCATTGGATCAATCACGACAGTGTCTTTTCCATGCAGCACCATCCGCGGCGCGTAGTTGCGGACTCTCGGCATGTTCACCCCGTGGATCCGACGATAGACATCGTTGAGCGTATCATACTGAGCGTCGTATTGCTCCTGGAGCCATGCGCGGATAACCTTCGCTTCAGGCGAAAGAAAAGCCTCAAAGGCAGCCTGCACGTCCACGCCTTTTTCGTCGCGAGGATCCAGAGGTTCCCCGTCGCCGAGGTGATGTTTCCGCATCCATTGCCGCGATCCTTCGTCGGCCCAAAGCATCGTAAAGTGGACCACATCAAGCTCAGATAAATTCGGCGTCCCCGGCTCCGCTCCGGGCACCGGCGCACGAGTAGACAGCTTTTCCAGGTTGTGAATCCTACCAATACTACCAGTGCGCGGCCAGATGCGATCAAGCAGTTCAGACACCTTGCGCTGCGCGTCTTGAAACAGCCCTTCCGCGGTCAGGCGGGAGGTTAAGACTTCGTCCTCTACCCACAGATGTGTATCCGATTTTCGGCCAAAAATATACCCCATCAACTGCTCCGTGGACGCCATTTGATAATGAAATCGCAACTCATTGACCTTCTCAGGCATTACATCTGGATTGGACGCCTTGAGGCTGCCGTCATTCTTGCTATCAATCTTCACGCCGGCCCGGCGGCCAGCCCGCCGCTCGCGCCGCTCGATCAGCACCTTGTCCCACGCCTGACGGCCCGTCTCGACCGTCTCACGCGCCGCCTTCAGGGCGGCTTCGATTTCTCCAGCCGTCCGGATATAACGGCCGTCCTCACGGTGTGTGATCCCGCCGAACAGGTCAAGAATCCCCTGTTCGACTTCCAGCGCCAGCCGTGCAGCATCCTCCCCGGTGCCCATATCCCATGCCCGGTTGAGGTCTGCAATTTCGGCCGCCGTCATTTCCTTGCCGCCGAGGATGGCGTCAAGGTGAGACTCCCTCGTTGACAGTGCGGTCTCGCCCATAGCCATTACAGCCTGCGCAGTCTCCAGCCACGTGTGAGCATTCACGCCGAGCTTGCCGCGGTCCTTTTCTCCGTAGGCCCGCTTTGCCTTGCCCTTCTCGAACGTCTCGTGAATGGCCTTGAGGTATTCCTTCCGGAGATAGTCTTCCAGCGCACTATCAATCCGGTCGATCATCCGCAGGAAGTGGCGCCGCCGGGCATCGTTCGACTTCAGATCCGTGATGGCCGTGAACCCGCCGACCTTACCCCGGACTTCCGCCGGCAAATGCATCAACATGGCGTCCAGCGTCACGATGGAACGGCGACTGTCCCGAACGTCGGAAGTGGAGAGCTTCCACCGCTCCTTGTTAGCCCACTCGCGAGCGTCCACGCGTGCCCGGTCCTTGGCGTCGCTGATTTCCCCTTCGATCTTCCGCAGCGCCTTCCGATATTTCTCGGATGCAGTAAGCACCTGATGCAGCGCCGGCCACAGGTCAGCATCAGCGTTGGCATCTTCCGGGAAACCAAACTGCCCGGTTTCGGCGATCTCCGCCGCAATCTTGTCCGGCATCAGGCCGTCGGACGAAAACAGCCACCGGGGCAACCCGTCGGTGCCGTCATACTGGTTGCCGATATCGATGCCCTTCCGCTCCGCCGCCGCACGGCTGAGGATCCGCGACCGGCGAAACGGCTTCCCGGCCTCCTTGGCGCGGAACACGTAATCGACGAGCGGATTTTCGAACGCGCTGGCCAGTTCCGGCTGGCTCATCAAATCCCCGTGCGCCCTGTAAACTTCGTCGGTGTATTCGTCGCGCAACCGCTTCTCGACTTTCGGTCGCTCCCTTTCAATCTCACCGACCCGGAGAATTTTCTCCGTCTCCTCATTCGCCCGCGCTGCCCGCGCCATGCCCGCCAGCGTGCGCGCCGTGTCGGCGTAGGCTTCCAGCTTGGCCGCCGGACCGCCGGCAGCCAGGCGCTCTTCAAACTGCGCGGCGATGGCTTCCAGCGTGTTTACGGAGCCGATGCTGTAGCTGATTGAATCGCTCGCATGATTGAACCGCTGACTCAGCGGAATCACGTTGCCGGCGGCGTCGCGGGTGATCGGGTCCGCGGATTTGATTTGTGATGGGTTGAATATGATATACGAATCTTCTGCGCCGTAATCGCGCATAATCTCCGGCGTCCAACTTTCGCGCTCTCTTAGCGCTGGGGGAGGAAGCCGTTTGTCTTTGGATGCGGCGGCATGATCAATCCCCTCACTCTCGTTGAGATACACCGCGCCATCGTATCCAGCCTCAATGATCGCCGTGCGAACGCGATCGTGCGACCACGTTCTATACTCATCACTAGGCGGGGGGCCGTATGGACTGCGACTAAATTGCTCCCTCCCGTATTTGACATCAGGCGGAACTTCGATGCCACGCTTTTCCAACTGCGGGAGCAATGTATCGTAGTCCCAAATTCCGCGATCATCCAGTCGAATAGGGTTTCTCAGTCTCGCAAATAGCCGCTTAACATCTTTCTCCTTCCGAATCGTCCCCATGTCCCGCACTTGTGATTCCGTGCCCAGATGCAACCCAAGGCTATGGCGTAAGCCTGCCGTTTTAGGGTCGAATTGCGTCCAACTTGTTCCGGAATGGTAAACCGGCCCGACGTTATACCCCGCCGCTTTCGCCGCCGCATCAACCATGGCCTGCTGTTTCGCCACGTCCCCGGACTCAACTGCCGCCATGTATTCGGCGTCCTGCGCGGGCGTGACGGCAGCACCGCCCTCCGTAGCCGGCTGCACGCTGAACGTCTGGCCCCCGCCCGCCTCCCGAACCACCGCCGCCTCGTGCGCCTTCACGGTGTCCAGCCCGAGGAGTTTGTCGGCGAACGCCTGGAAATCGTCGCCATCCTTGATCAGCCCATCGCGCCTGGCTTTCTGGAGCTTGGCTGCCACTGCGAACACCCCTCGCAGGTAGTGCCGAACCGCCTTCAGGATGCCGGCGAATTTCTGGAGCAGCGGCAGCGGATCCCCTTTTGAATCAACCTCGCCCTTGGCCACCTGCACTTCGCGTGCGGCCTGTTCGCTGCGTCCATACATGCGGATTCGATCAAGGATGGCATTCGACACAGCGCCGGCCGGGAGCCGCCCGCCGTCCTTCCGCTGGCCTAATTCATTGGCAACAGCCAAGTCGATCATGGTTTCCCGGACGATCGTAGCAACTTCCTCCGGCGTCCCGTTGACCTTGCCCGCCGCGATGGACTGCAAGCGTTCCGCGAATGCCTTGTCGGCCGGATTCGTTGCCTTCGCCGGGTCGAACAACGGAGCCACGACCCGCGCCGCGGCAACCGCACTGGCCCCGCCGTCGGCGTCGAAAATCTCCTTGAACCGGATTTCGGCGAATTCATGGACCTGAGTGAACACCGGAGCACTGCCCTTGTTCACCGTGGAAATCCGGGTGCCGTCCTGAGCGATCCAGTTGCTGCCCTGGATGACGCCCCAATCGCCGGCAGCGTAGCCAGCCTGCTCGAGTTCCCGCGCCAGTTCCGCGGCCGACTGGCCCGCGCTGCGCATCGTCACGGTATCGCCGCGGGTGACCGAGACTTCCCCCGCCGCGTTCCCTTTGACGGTATCCCCGGAAAGCCGCTGCTCCATGCCGGACCGCCGAGCGTCCAGTTCATCCGCGATGGATGCCATGGCCGCCGCCTCGCGCTGAGTCGACGCCAGACCGATAGCATGGATCATATCGGCCGCGGCCTCCGATGTCGGCAGCGTGTGCGTCTGCCCGTTGTCCTCCACGACCTGCCAGCCGGCTTGTGTGCGCTGCACGTAGGCCACGCCTGCCTCTTTCATGGCCGTCACGGTGGCCCGTTCATCCGCAGCCTGCTCTTCAGCCAATCGCTTCGCGCCCTCTTCGGCAATCTTCGGATCCGCATTCTGCCTGGCCGCATCGAATGCATCCAGCCTGGCAACAGGATCAGTCTCCGCGAGGATGGCCGCCCGCTGCGCATCGGGGATGCCAACAGCGTGCAATTGAGTGTCCGTCATGCTGGCCGCAACACGGGACAGTTGCTCCGCGCCGGCATTATCGCGGATGGCCTGCCCCCCAGCCCCGAACACCACGAGCGGCAGCACAGCCCAGAACGTATCTGCTCGCTGCGCCCAATATCCACTGCCGTCGCGGGTGCCGTCAGCTTTCTGCCGCCCGTAGAAAACAGCGTCCCAATCCACGCCGGGCGCTCCCTTCGTGAACGCCTGGACCACTTGAGGAAGGATGTCCTGCGCTCCTTCGATAGCATTTTGTTCCGCGGCACCAGCCAGAGCGGAAACGCCCAGCTTCCGCCACGCGCTGCCCTGCATGGCGAGCAACTCTTGCCCAAGCGCCTTCCCTTTTCCAACCAGCCCCAGCCCCAACATGGTTTGCAAATATTCCAACCCGGATTGCGCCACAGCCGCCTTTCGACCGATTTCGTAGGCTGTGCCGATGGGCATTTCCGGATTCTGCTGGAGCAACTGCTGCGCATTCTGATCAGCCATCAGCCCGTGCATGGCATACATGGGCCCCGCGCCACTGATGGCCTCGCCCGCGATCATCCCAGCCCTGCCAAAACCAAAACCGACTGGAGGAATAATCTTCCGCGTCAACGCCGTGAGAGCCAATTGCGGAGCGATCCCCTGCATGAACGGGTGATAGATTTTATCAGTGAAAAATCCGCCTCCCTTGAGCGGATCGAACGCCTGATTGCCGATTTGCTCAAGCTGAAGGCTGATGCCGAGTCGATCCCACTGGCGCGCCACGTTCGCCTTTGCCGCGGCGATTTGCTCCGCGGTGACCTCGCCGGGACCGCCGGCCTTGAGCAACGCCAGCTTTCCGATGCTGGACGAATCGTTTACGTTTGCCGCTTCGATTTTGTCACCCGGCTTCACTCTGGAAAGATAGGCGTCTGCAGCCTCAAGGAGCTTCGATTCCTCCTTTCGAGCCAACCCGTTGCCCATATCGAGCACGCCACGCCCGAAGGCTTTTGCCCCTTCCGCCTTGTCCGGGAATTGCGCCGCGTGTTTCGCCGCTGCCTTTTGGAGCAGTGCGATGGCAATCGGCCGATCTTCCACCGGAACCTTTTCCATGGCATCCACGAGCGCCGTTCCGCCGTAGCCGCTACCCTGCTCGTTGAATGCCTTCACATACTCGCCCATCATCGCGTTGACTGCTGGTAGAACGGATTCAGCCCGCGCCTTCATGGCCGCGTGAACCATGCTCGCCTGCCGCAAATACTCACCGGCACGCGATGCGGAGTAGCCCGGCTTTCCCGCCGCTGACTTTTGCCACGCGGCGAAAACATCCGTCACCGGCTGCCCTTCCATCGCGGCAGTTATGGCAGAGGGAATCAAAGGAGCCACGCCTTGCTTTGCCTCCTGAAACGCGCCGCTGTAATCTGCTGTATCGCCCTGCTTGAACGGCTTCCCGCTATCCACCGGCTTCCCGTGCAGAAGGTATCGTTCATCGCGTTTTTCGGTGACATGCTGCACCATCCGCTGCCCGAACAGCGCATCGTCATCTTTGGCGGCCAACCATTCGCCGCCGGCTTGCTCCGCATACCCGCCACGGATTTCATGCCAGCGATCATTGACCGTCCCAAGATCAATTCCAGTCTCTTCACTGACAGCAAACATGCTGGCCAACCGCCGCTTTTCCGCCTGCCGGCCGCCCTCCGGGACTACCCGCAAATGTGATTCGACTCCGTTCCTGATGTCCGGATCCTGACGTCCCAGCCAGCCGTCGAAGTCCAGCGTCATTTCCTCCGTGTGATTTGCGCGGTCGCTCATTGTCCAAGCAGGGTTTTGATTTTCGACTTCACGCCGGCCGGCCATTCGTCGTTGGTGCCATTCGGATCATTGCCCGCGCCGGGCGGCGCATAGACCGCCCCTATTTCGTCGATGGTTTCCTTCCCGGCATACGGCCCCGTCGGACGCGCCAGCGTGCGAGCCTGCCGAAGAATGGAATCCCGCACCGACGGCAACGCGACCGGCCCCTTGCTATTGGAAATCCCCATGGCGTTGTTCTTGTTTCGGAACGCCGGCGAAGTGCCATCGCCCGTTTCAAACATGGCGATACCGGCGAGGAAATACGGATCCAGCCCCGTCTCTGCTCCCGCGTCGATGAAGTCTTGAGCGTGATCCTTGAGCCCGGCCGGCAACCGACTCTTGAATGTTTCCGCATCAACTGGCGCTGATGCTTTCACGGCCGCCGTCTTTGGCGCCATCAATCGCATCAACGATTGCACCGTCGCCTCTCTTGTCGCTTCGGGGAGCAATTCAGCCATCTTCGCCTTGGCCTTGTTGAGATTCTGAGCGTCTTCCGGATGCTCGCGGAACCAATCGTTGATTTTAATTTCAACGGCCGTCTGAGCGTCCAACGCCCGTTGCCGCTGCGCGATGTCCTCTTTCGTCGTCTCCCTTCCGAGAGCGTCTTTTGTTTTCACCCGCCAGGGGAATGCCCCTGTTTCCGGGTCGAATGTCACATCGAGGCTCTTGCTAATGTTCTGTTGGATTTCCGGGCGCATTGCCAACTTTGGCGGAGTAGCGCCGTATTTCCGGTAAAGATCCCCGGTGATTTCCCCCGCGCTGGACTGCTCGACGCGCCCGCTAATTTCGTGCATGAGCGTGAAGTATTTCACCCGATCCGGGTCGGATTTTGGATCATAGTCTTTCACGGCCCGGCGATACTTCACGGCATTCGCCACCCCGTTTTCCTCACGATCACGCGCCATTTCAGTTTGACTCTGATGCACCAGCATCCGCACCGCTTCTTTTTTCAGCGCCGGGGTGATAAACGGAGAATCGACAGCCTCAATCTCTTTCGCGCTGCTGATTTTTCCTGATGCAATATCATTGGCAAGGCCGTCCAATTCGGCCGCGGACCGGTCACGCCATGCCGCTTGGGCTTTATTCCGCAGAACCTCAATGTCCGCAGGATCCGCCTTTCCTCCCATAAAGCCGGGCGCGTCCAGTTGCTTCAATGCAAGGTCGAGATTCCCGGACTTCGCCATGTTGATGATATTGCCTTCATGGGCCTTCATGACAGCAACCTCCGCCTGCTTCTTTGCTGCCTCCCGCGCCTTTTGATTAACAATCCTCGCGTGCCCGAGTCTTCCAGGGTCGATATATGCCATCCTTCCGTTTTTTATGGCGCCCTCTACCTCGGCAATCTTCGCGTCCACCGCGTCAAAATTCTCGTTCGCCATATCGCGCTCAAGGCTGGAAAACAATTCATTCTCCGCCCTCTGGCCGATCGTCTGCGTCGCATCCCTCGCCACCCTCACCGCCGTCTGCCCGCTCCACTTCTGGCCATAGAGTTCCAGCCGCCGCCGGGTCACCGGGGCGAGTTTGTCATTCGCCATCACGCCGGCCAGCGCCACCGTGGACCGCTTGGCCCAGTCGTCTTCCCACTGGTCCGCCGGCAATGTCTGCCGCCGCTTCTCGTGTTCGGCATAGGCCATATCCAGAGCGTTCACCGCAGTTGCCGCGTCCAGATCGTTCTTCGCTTCCGCCTTCACTTCGGCCAGTTTCGCGAACACGCCGGACAAGCTTTGCATCCCCTCGCCCACCGCCTGCAATCCCTGCCCTGGCGCCGTGAATGGAGCCAGCGGGATCATATCAGACTGACCGGCCGCCGCCAGCCGTCCCAGCCCCTGCTGGACACCAGCCAGATTGACCATCGGTGCCCGCTCCCGATTCAGCACCGGGGCGGGAACATCGCCCATGGGCGCGTTTTGAGGGAGTGGAATGAATGGCATAGTTATCGGCGTTTGAACGTCCCGTTGTCGTAATAGTTAGCAACCTGCTGTGTGGTGGATGCCCCGTAGCTGAGGAGGTTCCCCCATCCCTGATTCCGGTATCCCTGCGCCTGCGCGGCACCGGAAAGGCGAGTGATTTCCGCCTGACGTTGGCCGGTCAGCAGCGTAGCCGATCCGGCGGCATCGGTCAGGCGCGCTTCGCTGAAGGCGCTATTGCGGTCCAACGTGGCACCTGCCAGCGCATACTCGCCGCCCAGTCGCTCCATGGCAGCCTCATGGTAAAGGCCCGACTGCGCCAGTTCGTTCCCGTATTGAGTCTCTTTCAAGTCTCGCTCGATGATGCCGGCAGTCTCCGCGATCAGCGACAGCGGCGATCCGGTAGACTCCACGATGCCAGCCGCCGCATACCGCCCGCGCTGCGTCGCCATGGCCCGCTCTCCCGCCTCGCGCTTCAGCCGTAAATTTCTGGCGTTGATTTCATCCTGCGCCGCCGCCCGCTGCTTCATTGCGTCGGCATTGCCGAAACGTGCCGCCGCCTCGCCCTGCCGTAGCTTGAGATTGTCCGCCGCCTGTCGCCGTTGGATTTCCGCCTGAGCCTGGAGGCTCGCAGCCTGAATTTGCGAATTCTGCCGCTGCATGGCGGCATTCTGCGCGCTGATGGCTTCGGAGGCTTTCGCCTGTTGAGCGGATCCCACCGCCGACACGCCGGCCCCGATGGCCCCGACCGCCAGTGAAATTGCCGCGTATGTTGCTGCCGTGAATGCCATAATGTTAGATTGCTTTGACCATTGCGATTTTCGGGCGTTCGTCGCCTGTCTCCCATCCGAATTTCCGGAGAAACCTGGCGCACGCCGGCAGAGCATAGGCCACAAGCATCCCATAGCCAAGTGCTTTTGCGGCAGCCTCAGCGCCTTCCGTCAGCGCATTTCCGATGGCCGCTGCCTGAGTCATCCGCAGCCCTGGCCTCATGATCAGATGTTCAAGAAATCCCACGCCATGACTGGCCGACAGATGGACCCACAGCAGCCCGGCCGGACCGCTGGCGTCATCGCACGCGACCCCAATCGGAGGAAGCACGGCCGGATTGAATGGCCCCGGCTCGCGCCACCACTCGCACGCCCGAACGCGGTCTGCCTCATTCGCCGGGCGGATTGTTAGTTGCAGCGCCTCCGACATCGAGTTGAACGGTTAAACCGGTGAGGGTGAGCGGACCGGCTGCAATGTGCTTCACGGAAACAATCCCGTCGCTCCGGTGGCGGGAACGGATCCGGACGGTTTTTAGCGCCTTCGATTCGAGCGATCCGCCGGCCGGATCCGCCACGACCGCCTTTTCAGTGGTGACGCCCGAGGCTGAATAACTGTCGCCCTCGCAGATCAGCAGATAATCCGCGCTGCTCCGCACTTTTGGCGCGACTCCGCACACTTTGAACGTCCGCCCCTGAGCGCTGCCGTCCCTCATGGGGACTTCTGGCCGCATCGTGGTTACCTGGGAACAAATCGGAATTCCTGCCGTCGCTCGGTCCTGAGCCGCCGTCAGTGTGATTTGCCCGCCGGATACTGTGTAAGTCGGCTGAGTAGTCCCCGACACTGCCGGCAGCGTGTAAACACCACCCGCCCAGACAATCACGCCGGAGCCATTCAGGGACGAAAGCCCGTTGAACGTCGTGAACTGGAGCCCTGTTTTCGTTACCGCGCTGTCCACATAAATCAGCTCACCAGGATCAGCAAACCCGTGCAGTGTCGCAACGTCCATTCGTTCGATAAAGCGTGAGCCTGAGCCTCCACGATTTACGGAAATCCAAAGTTCATCACCGGATGAGCCAGTCACCACTGCAACCGATTCGACGGAATCAGAATCGCCGGCGGCGCCGGTCGGGTGCCGGTGCCACGCGAAAACATTCTGTTCCCGGTCCAGCGTCAACCCAATTAACTCTTCATTATCGGCATTCACCGCCCACAGAATGGAATCCGGCGTTGCCATCGCCGCGAGATTCCCGACGCCGGAGCCGGTCACGTGATCCGCAAGCACCGTCAGGAGCGACGACGCAAACCCCTGGGCCCCGTCATAGGTGACCTGCCGAATGCCTTTCAGCCCCCGCTGCACGTAGGCCAATGCGTCTTGCATCAAGACAGGCTGGAAATCCGCAGCGCCAAGGCCAGCGCCTCCCTTTTGCCGGAAAATCGGTGGGCTGGTATTCGTAAAAGCCGTCTGTCCGTCCGCGGCATCAGCAACCCAGATCCCCCGAGTCGCGCCGATAATGAGTGACTGCGATACCGCTAGCCACATGATTTCCATCGCCTCACTGGCCGCGATCTGAAACGACATAGCACCATCATCCAGGCTGGTCACGCGGAAGTTCTCGAAGTCCCCGAGCGCCGAAGCCCAGAGCTTGGACGGCTCGTAAGTGGTGCCAGCATACCACATCCGGTTCTGGTGAAAGCACAGCGCCCGAGGATACCCGCGCCGCGGCGACCATGCACCTTCCGCCCACGTTGGCGTTGCCGAGGTGTCCAGCAGGGGATTGATGACTGTCACCGTT